CGTCGTGGCAACGTTACTCGTCGTTTCCGCCTCGGTACTCACCGTCGTAACGGCTAATCATTTTTGGTGGTACATGCGGCAGGAGCGTTCTTTGGTCAGGCGCTCCTGCCGTTTCTACATTTAATGCATGCATAAAAAAACCGAAACACCTACAGTTGGGATCAAATTTGATTCTGAGAAACCCGACTATAGTCTACTTCCTCCAAATGCTCTTGATGAGTTGGTGAAGGTATTGACTATGGGAAAGGTTAAGTATTCTCGTGAGAATTGGCGACTGCTTGAGGACGGAGAGAACCGTTACTTTGCGGCCGCACAGCGCCACCTATGGGCTCTTCGTAAAGGAGAAACGTATGATCCTGAGAGCGGACTACATCACGCTGCACATGCTGCTGCTTGCGTGTTGTTTTTGATTGAACTGCAAGCAACACAAAACCAAAAAATCTAATTTACATTTGGACACTGTCCTGTTAATATAACTCTAATATGAAACTATCTACATCCACACTTGATGTCCTCAAGAACTTCGCCTCAATCAATCCCAACCTGGTTGTTAAGAGCGGAGAACCTTTGGGCACAATCTCCGAAGCAAAGAACATTATGGCAACTGCCGAAATTCCCGAGTCATTCACTACGGATTTTGGCATTTATGATCTTAATGAATTCATCAGTATGTTTAACTTGATGGCTGATCCTGATCTTACGTTTGGTGACAGCTCTGTTCAGTTTACATCTGGCCGTTCACGTGCATCATATCGCTTTGCTGATCCAAGCGTCTTAACTTCTCCGAAGAATAAGATCAATATGCCAAGCACCGATCTCACTGTGACAATCACTGGTGATATTCTTACTCAAATTCGTAAGGCCGCGGGTGTTCTTGGTCATAGCATTGTTTCCATCCAAGGTAAGAACGGAACGGTTACTCTTTCGGTTGTTGATCCAAAGAACAGCGCTGCAAACACTTTCTCGGTTGTCATTGATGAAAGCAACGATCAGACTGGTTCGTTTGATCTGCAGTTCCTTATCTCTAACCTCAAGGTTATCCCAGGTGACTATGAGGTCAAGATCAGCTCTAAGTTGATCTCGCATTGGAAGCATGTATCTGCGTCTGTAAACTATTACATTGCTCTCGAAAAGAGTTCAACCTTTAACGGTTAATCACATGAAAGTACCAATTGACATTGACGACGCCCTTGAAATTGGGGACCTGCTGTATGTCATGGTGCGCATGAAAAAGCTTTCAGAGAATGGCGCGCGCATTGCAAATGGCATCATGTCGCGTCTCTCTAAGGTAATTCCTATGCAATATCACACTGACCCAAATCAGCTTGAATTTGAATTTGTAAAATCTCTATAAGTAAAACATACGCACACTAGTTATGAGTAACATTGACATTGATGACCCAAAGACCAAACAAGAAATGCTTGACGCTGTTCGTGAGATTTGCGAGCAGTTTCGTATCATGGATGATGCGCGCGATCAAGTAAAGGAAATCATTATTGCTGCACATGACGCATTGGACATCCCAAAGCCAATGATTCGTAAGGTTGCTCGACTTTATCACAAGAAGAACGCAAGCGCAGTTGAAGCTGAAAATGCAGCAATTAAATCCCTTTACACCGTCATCACTTCCCGATAAAATAATAGCATGAGTAATACTGAATGGCTTTGGACCGAAAAATATAGACCTCAGAGTGTAGACGAATGCATTCTTCCAGCAGATCTTAAGAAGACTCTTAATGCATTAGTGAAAGGTGGTCAGCTACCAAACCTGATGTTCGCTGGGTCCGCGGGTCTTGGTAAAACCACAGTTGCTAAGGCGTTGTGTAATATGCTTGACCTCGATTACATTCTTATCAACGGGTCTGAAGAAAGTGGTATTGATGTACTTCGCAACAAGATTAAACAGTTTGCAAGTACGGTCTCGTTGCGAGGTGGATACAAGGTTGTCATTCTTGACGAGGCCGACTATCTACAGGCAAACAGTACACAGGTAGCTTTGCGCGGCTTTATCGAGGAGTTCAGTAATAACTGCAGATTTATTCTTACATGTAACTTTAAGAATCGAATCATTGAGCCGCTTCATTCACGATGCAGCGTGATTGAATTTAATACTACTAAGAAGCAACTTGCAAGCTTGGCTGGCGAATTCATGAAGCGGCTTACTTTTATTCTCAAGACAGAAGGAATTAAGTATGACGATAAGACGGTTGCAGAACTGATCATTCGGTATGCGCCCGATTGGCGTCGTGTTCTTAATGAGTGTCAACGTTATAGCGGCACAGGTGAACTCCCTTCGGCTATTCTCGTTGGTGCGAGCGATCAAAGTATAGCCGAACTTGTAAGCTATCTGAAGAGCAAGGACTTCAAGAATATGCGTTCTTGGATTGTCAATAACAGCACTCTTGATAGTTCGGTAATCTTCCGTAAGATTTATGACGGGCTGTATGACTATGCTGTTCCTTCGAGCATTCCAGGTATTGTGTTGATCCTTGCGGACTATAGTTACAAAGCTGGTTTTATGAGTGACAAAGAACTAAACATGGTTGCTTGTATGACCGAACTTATGGGGAACGCTGAGTGGCGCTAAAAATTATGGCTGCTACGAAAAAAATAACCGCTCCCAAAGAACCAACGGCGCCGAAAAACGACAAACCTAAAACATTAGGTCCCTTCGACTTCCTCAACTCTATCAATGCCGGGCAATCGTCTACGAACTTGATGGAAGGCTGCTATGCCGAAAGTGGCGAAGGTGCAACACCTGACAGTCCTGATCGTGCTTATGTACCATTCATGGTCAATCGTGGCTTGTCATACTTCAATGATACTGTAATGTTTGCAAACGAAATGAATCGTTATGCATCATTACCTGCCAAAATGCAGTATGACTTTTACCGACATGGCATTCGTCCTCGTAAACGTTTTAGTAAGTGGAGTAAACGCGCAGATGATACATCCGATGTACAACTGTTAATGAAACACTATGGATACAATTCCGATCGAGCGCGTGAAGTTATTGTATTTTACCCTGAAGAAGAACTATCTAAACTCCGAAAACAATATGACCGCGGCGGAAAATCTTGACTATCGTAACGTCTTTTATCGTAGAGGATCAACGATGCCGGAATGGTTTGATCCTTCTGCAACGGACGTTCCTCTATTTCTTCAATTCTCGCAATATGATGACATTCCAGTTGCATGGCGTGACTCTCCAAAGAATTCACCAAATCCTCGTAACCGTAGCATGAAGAACCTTTCTCCAAAGCGTTTTGTTAAAGCTAAAGCGAAGGCTAAGATTGCAAAGGAGTCGCGAAAAAGAAATCGAAAGAAGTAATAAATAAGAGTATCGCTATGAATATAGATACTCAAGAAAATATTGAATGGTCGCCAAGTGAAATGTTAGAAGTTCAACTTAACGCACCTGATGACTTTCTAAAGATCAAAGAAACCTTAACGCGAATCGGAGTTTCATCTAAGAAGGATTACAATACGCTGTATCAAAGCTGTCACATCTTACATAAGCAAGGGCGATACTTCATTGTGCACTTTAAGGAGTTGTTTATGTTGGATGGGAAGCCTAGTACGTTTACTGCCGATGATCGTAATCGTCGTAACACAATTGCTATCCTATTATCCGACTGGGGATTGCTTACAATCGTTAAAAAGATCGAATCTACTGACACGACTAATCTTAAGATGATCAAAATCATCTCACATCGTGACAAGGCAGATTGGACATTGATTTCGAAATATGCTATAGGAAACGTGAAAAAGAGCTAAACGATAAATAGCAATAACTCCTATGTGTGTTGTCGCAGTTAAATATCTAGATAAGTATGGTTGGGTCGGTGCGAAGAATCGTGACCGCAATTATATAGTTGGAATCGACGTTGTCCGATCTGATCGTGGCGGTGTACAGCGAATGTACATTGATGATCAGACCACGCGATGGACCGAAGGCATCAACGAACATGGACTGGGTATTCTTAGTGCATCTCTCACAGTAAAGGATGATGAAAAGGAAGGCGGTAAAGTTGCGTCATCGGGCCTAAAGCCAGGCGAACGCAATCCAATAGTATCACCTGATGGTCTTGCTATCCGTCGTGCTCTATTGCTGAAAGATCCAAAGAAAGCAGCACAGAGTTTGATTGACGATAAACTTGCAGGCGCAACTTACATCTTCAACAAGGACACTTGTTATTTACTTGAAGGTGGCTTTAACATCAGGAAGGATAAGGACTCTAAAGAAACTCCACGTAAGTATGTCTATGTGCTAAAGGAAATCTCGAAAGATGATGACCATTCAGTGCGTACTAATCACGGTATTGATATTCCACAGCTAGGTTATTCAAAAGATTCATCTGATGCGGCAACGCAAAGAAATCGCACAAGTAGTGAATCTCGCTGGTCCGCTGTTGAGACTGCATTTGATAAGACATCTGTTATTGATCCGCATGGTGTATTGGAATGCATGAGTGTAAAGCCTAACAAGGACTTATTCCTTAATCCAGTTCGTCTCGGCAATCCAAAGAAAGGCGACATGGTTACAACTGGACAGCTGCTCTTGGTTCCATCGGAATGCACTTTACACTATCGCCCAATTTACTCAAGTGTATCTTTTGACTATCCAAACTTAAACAGTAAAGATGGTACAAAGGTATACTTTGAAATCATCTCAAGCC